TGGACTTGTAAAAATTGGAAGTACAAAAATATTCCCAAAAAGAGAAAAACAAATATCATTGATTTACAAGAGTTATGGTGGAAAAGTCGACATTCTGGAACCAATGCTTATTATCAAAACAGGCGGTATTGAACCAAGGAATGTGGAGTTTAATCTACACAGAGTATTTTCCAAAAAGAGAAAGTATGGAGAATGGTTTTCGCTAGATGATAAAGACTTTGAAACGGTAGTTTATGATTACACTACTGGAACCGAAATTGTGGATGGCGTATGTGTTGGAGAATTGTATGTGCTCGCACTTGATGAAATCGCTATGGAAAATGTAAAAAAATATTACGAACCGGAAACGCCAAAACCTAAAATGGATTTATTAATGATGAGAGTTTTGCAACTGTTTTCCGAGAAAGAGAACATTGCTCCGCCGAGAGTGACATTTGAAGAACAGTTTCAGATATGCACATCATTTACACGCCCGTTTATGAGGTGTCTTGAAGCATCATACGGATTTTAATTAAAACCCCGCCAATTTTTCGCCTACGGCGAACTGAAAGGAGAAAACATATGTGTGAACACTGTGAAAACGAATTTGAATTCAACCCGGAAGAAGATATTCTGGTAGATATAGGCGGTGCAGTCCGGTCAGTCCTGATGGACGTAGGAGACGTTTTGATGGATATTTGCAAGGGACTCGACCTTGAGGAAATCAAAATCAACGTATCGCAGGACTATGAAACCGGCGAACTGAAATTTAAAGCCAAGGTAGACGGGAAGAAGGTCTTGGAAATGAAAGCAAATGACCTTGTTCCATACTTTGGGGATTAACACACATCGGATAAACACTTCACTCATAAAAGATAAAGCCCATTCGGGCGGATAAATTCCACAAAAGATGAAATCGGGAAATCCGAAAAATTTTTCAAAAACAAAAAGCGGTTTTAAAAATTCCGCGAAAACAAAAAAGACGTTACAGCCACAGCGATTATTTTGGATAAGACTTTTAATCTTAAACCCATAAGCTGTAATGAAATCGAGTTTCCTGCATCAGCAATTTATCAAGCACAAAATTTGGGATTTTGAAAGCAAACAAACAGGAAATGTTCGGGAGCATAGCTCAGATGGAAGAGCGCTCGGCTGTTAACCGAGTTGTCGTTGGTTCAAGTCCATCTGCTCCCGTTTCGGTTCGCTAACTGCAAAAAACATTAAGGGAAAACATGTGTCATTGGTTCAAATCCAATCATTTCTCAAATGAGAAGTGTCGCCCAGTTGGTAGGGCAATGTAAAAATCTAATGCGAACTGTAAAAGAAACTAAAAACCTATGTAACGCCAAACAGCAATTTATTCGCTTAAAAAGCACATTGGTTCAACTCCAATCGTATCCGTGTAGGATATGCCTTAGAGGTTTAAGGAAATGGCGTAATGAAAGGAGAAATTATGAATTTTTCAGATGTAATGAGAGAAGAAAGCAAGTGGACAAAGACAGAAAACGGAGCAGATGCTAAGAATACAACAGATTCTGCACTTCTGGATATGTTTGCAACGATCGGTTCCATGAGAAGCCGATCAGAGGATGAAATCATCCAGAAATTTGAACTGGCGTTCCAGGAAGATCCGCTTGGTGCGATGCGGTGTCTGTTTTATGCCAGAGATATACGCGGAAATGGTTTGGGCGAACGCCGTGTATTCCGTGTTCTTCTGCCGTATGTAGCGGAAAAACATAAATCAGAACTGGATAAAAACTTGAGACTTGTTCCGGAGTATGGAAGATATGATGACTTATATTCACTTATTAACACAAAATTGGAAGAAAGAATGTGGGATATAATTGCCACACAATTACTGAAAGATAAGGTGAATATGCAAAAAGGCAATCCCGTATCTCTTCTCGCAAAATGGCTCAAGAAAGCGGACGCTTCAAGTCCGAATACCAGAAAACTGGGAATATACACCGCAAAGGAACTCGGAATGTCCGTATATGACTATAAACGTCTGTGCGTGAAGTTGAGACGGTACATTGATGTGGTAGAACAGCGGATGTCGGCAAACGAATGGGAGACCATCAACTATCCGGCGGTTCCGTCCAGAGCCATGATGAATTACCGGAAAGCCTTTGCCAGACACGACCAGGAACGCTTTGACGAATATCTGAACAAGGTGCAGTCAGGTGAACAGAAAATCAATTCTGCGACGCTGTATCCGTATGATATTGTTGAGAAAATCTTGTATGGACGTGAGGATAGCAAGGTTTTAGAGGTTCAGTGGAACAACCTTCCGAATTATGTTGACGGCGATGTGAATGCTGTGGTTATGGCTGACGTATCGGGTTCTATGTCTGGAAGACCGCTTGCGACTTCTATCGGACTGGCGATGTACTTTGCAGAGCGGAATAAAGGCGCATATCACAATCTGTTCATGACATTCTCCGAGAATCCGCAGTTCGTGACAGTAAAAGGCAACACAATCGCTCAGAAAATTAATTTTATTTCAAAAGCAGACTGGGGTTGGAATACAGACCTTGAAAAAGCCTTGCTGAAGATTTTAGATGTAGCGATTGATAACCATTGTTCACAAGAAGAAATGCCGAAGTCGTTGATTATTATTTCTGATATGGAGATTGACGAGGCGGACGAACAGAATCACCGTGAAAACTTCTACGACTACGTTTCCAGAGTATACGAAGAACACGGATACAAAATCCCGAATGTGGTCTTCTGGAACGTAGATAGCCGACACGATGTATTTCTGGCAGATAAGAACAGAAAAGGCGTACAGCTGGTTTCGGGGCAGTCCGCAAGCACATTTAAGAATTTGATTGGATGCGTGGACAAGACTCCGGTTGAGATGATGTACTCCGTCTTGAACAGCGAACGCTATCAGGCGATTCAGATTTGAGGTAATTATGAGAAAAAGAAATTTTATAGTATACGCTGTAGATTTCGATGGAACACTCTGCGAAAGCGTATGGCCGGGAATAGGCGCACCAAACATGGAGCTTATCAACCACCTTATCAAGCGCAGGCTACAGGGCAACAAAATCATCCTTTGGACATGTAGAGAAGGAGAGCGATTACAAGAAGCTGTTGAGTGGTGTCGGGGATACGGACTGGAATTTGACGCTGTGAACAGCAATATACCGGAAATGATTGAGTGGTATGGAAACGACACAAGGAAGATTGGATACGATGTTCTAATTGACGATAAAGCGGTCAATAAGCCAAAATATCATGTTCCGTATAGGGAGGAATAACTGATGGCAGCATTAGACGGAAAAATCACAATCGAAAGAGAACTCAGAAATAAGGATGCCGCATTTTGCTGACTTTAGACTGCGGTCAATTCTTGATAAAAAGAATATAGACTGATTAGAGCCATGAGAAGGGAGGCAACAACCATTGTACAAGGCATATAAGTATCGAATTTATCCTAATAAACAACAAAAAGAATTAATTCGTAAAACCTTTGGTTGCTGTCGTTTTGTTTATAATCAGACATTGGCATATAAGAAGGAACTCTATGAAAAAGAGAAAAAGTCCGTCAGTAAAATAGATTGTAATAATTACTGTAATAGGGAATTGAAGAAAACATATGAATGGTTAAAAGAAGTAGATAAATTTGCTCTGACAAATGCCATTTATAACATGGATTCTGCATATCAAAAGTTTTTTAAAGAACACGCAGGATATCCAAAATTCAAGAGCAAACACGATAACCATAAATCATATACGACAAACTTTTCAAATGGAAATATTGCAGTGGATTTTGAGCATGGAAAAGTAAAACTTCCAAGGATTAAAAAAATAAAAGCAAAGCTACACAGAAGGTTTAACGGAAAAATAAAATCTGCTACAGTGTCGCAAGTTCCGAGCGGGAAATATTATGTATCAATACTGGTAGAAACGGATCATGAAGAATTACCGCACAGAAATAAAAATATAGGTCTGGATTTAGGGATTAAATATTTGTGCATTACATCTGAAGGCAGAAAGTACGAAAACATAAAGACAATAAAGATGTATGAGAAAAAGCTGAAAAAACTGCAAAGACAACTAGCACACAAAAAGAAAGGAAGCAATAATTATTACAAGAAGAAAAAGAAGATAGCACTGTGCCATGAGAAAATCACAAACACTAGGGCGGATTATCTGCATAAGGTTTCCCATGAAATTGTCAGCGAAAACCAAGTGATTGTTTCGGAAAACCTACAGATAAAGAACATGGTAAAAAATCATCATCTGGCAAAGTACATAAGTGATGCATCGTGGTATGAGTTGACAAGGCAGTTAGAGTACAAAGCAAAATGGAATGGCAGGAAATATATCAAAATAGATAGATTTTATGCCAGCAGTCAAATATGTTCCATTTGTGGGTATCAGAATGCGGATATAAAAGATTTGACAGTGAGAAAGTGGATATGCCCGGAATGTGGAGCAGAACATGACAGGGATATAAATGCGGCAAAAAATATATTGTCAGAAGGATTACGTCAGATAGCATAAAAGAGAAAGCATAGGGCAGGGACTGCCCGAATTAACGCCTGTGGAGATAGTAGGTTACGAGGTCGATGAAGCAGGAAACCCATTGGCTTTAGACAACGGGTAGTTCACTACGAGGACGGCACAATCCACGAGGCAGAGCCAACGCAGATACGGTTTGTGGACAATGCAATGAGTGAATATGCGTTCCCGGAAATGGAGGAAATGTAATGTGTGATTTTTGCAAAGAAATTAGAAAAGTAGATGAAGATAGAATATATGAAGACAATCCATTAGAAGCAGAGGCAGATGAGGAAGGAAAACTTATACTTTGCGAAGTAGAAGGAAAGATTAAGTTTTATGGGTTCAATAAGTATAGTTACGACATTGACACAATTTACAAAAATGTTGACAATGTAAATTTCTGCCCTGTGTGCGGTAGAAAACTATGAGCCTCGATAAATCCATCCAGTCCGGCAAATCCCACCGCAAGCCATATCGTGGTGCAAAAGCCATAGACGCAACCTGCAGGAATCATGGTAGTTGCGAGTGGTGTCATGGGAACCGCACACATAAGAACGATAAACGAGAACTGGCAGCAGAACAGGAGTTGAAGGCGTATGACAAAACATGAAGCAGCAGTAATACAGGCATATACAGGAATTGCAATGCTCATTGGAGACGATTTCCCAATTTTTACAAAATATTGCGAAGATTTGTTGGGACATCCAATTTTTACTCATGAATACCCTGATTGTGAAGAATGGATAAGGGAACTCAGTAAACCGGATTTTATCGAAATTTGCAGGAACTTGGAGGATTGAAAGTGCTTAACTACAACATAGATTCCGTACAATCCGCAGAAAAACTCATTCGTCTTTGCGAAAAATATCATGATGATATGGATATTGATATCATGCACGGAAGAACTGTGGTTGATGGATGCAGCTTACTTGGAGTAACTTCACTGATTGGACATTTCGTCACAGTGAAACCAAACGGGAAAGACGAAAATGAAATTCAAAGATTTGCGGAGGAATTGGAGAGGATAAAGTAATGAATTCTGAAAAAATAAATCATCCACCTCATTACACATGCAGAGGACATGAGTGCATAGATGAAATGGTTGCGGTATTTGGAGTTGATTCTGTTATATCATTTTGTAAATGCAATGCATGGAAATACAGATATAGGGCTGGAAATAAAGGAAACGCAGAGGAAGATTTGAAAAAATCGGATTGGTACATTAGCAAGCTGATCGAATTAGAGGAAACCAGGAATGAAACATAACGTAACATTAGAGGTAAATAAACCCCATCCGTTTGTAGTTCCGTATATAGATGGAGAGTATTTGCCGTTTTGTATGAATATAGAACCGTACAATGATTCAGAAACAGGAGAAGAAGCAGTGAAATTTGAAGCAAGCGAAGAAGCGTTACGCGCATACAAGGACGATTGTGATTGCGACTTATCCAGTTATGTGAGAATTGCAACAATAATCCTCAGAGATGAACTCCTGAAGCATGAAGATTTATACAGAGCATTTTCAGCTAGCATATATACTGCATTAAAAGAACTTCCAAAAGAAACGTGGATTGATGAAATTCCGGAAATTATTTTAAATCGGATTATCGGGGAGGACTGATATGTGGTTCAGATATTTCATAACATTTTTAGATATTTTAATGTGCCTGTTCATTCTCTTCTTTGCAAGAGAAGCAAAAAATAAGCCTACCTTGGCCGGATTTGCAATGATGTTTCTGGCATATGCAGGTAGCGCATTTCTGATGTGGAATTGAGGTGTAATAATGGTAAAAATCGAGTTTATTGACGGAACGTCCGAAAGCATTGAGACATATAAAGACACCACGTTTCAGTACGATGAAAATTGCCAATGTTTCAAGGTGGTTGAACAAGATGGGAAAAGTTTTTCCATATTTCTGAGGGAATTTGTAAAAAGTATTCGATACATAGAAATTTGATGATTTAATGGGCTATCGCCAAAATGGTAAGGCACAGGACTTTGACTCCTGCATTCGCTGGTTCAAATCCAGCTAGCCCAGTTCCCTAAACTGATTTCCGGGGATCAGAAAATGGGAAGTTGCCATAACTTTTATAAGAATTCTCCTTGGTATATAATTCCCGGTAGTGCTTTCGCGGCACGAAAAATAAAGCTGGCGGGCTTTTGCCCGCCGTTAAGGAAAGACGTTAATTGATTAAAAATCAAAAACGCAATGGACAAATGGAGGTTCAATTCCTTCCTTTCCTAATTGCAAAGTTTTAGTTGCGGTATCTTTGCAAAAAAACAGATTCATTTCTCATTATACCCATACCTTAAAGAACCGTAACAGCACCAGTTTTTTCGACTCCCCTCGCTATAAAAACTGGTGGCTAAGCCGATATAGCACAATGGTAGTGCAATCGCCTTGTAAGCGATAGATTGGCGGTTCGAGTCCGTCTATCGGCCTCCGGCTTTCTATTTCCATACGAAAGCCTCCACCACCTACGGCGCAAGGCTGTGATTAAAGGAACTTCAAATGCTCCGGGTGGTTTTGGTTCCTGCCCCATTTGACAGGATAGTGTGAAAGCAGCACGATAAATAATGCGCAAACCGCCAAAGTGCGGTTATGGATCATTAGCTCAGTTGGTTAGAGAAGCCGCCTCATAAGCGGAAAGTCATAGGTTCGAGTCCTATATGATCCATTCCTATCATAGATAGTACCACATGAGATTACTAATCGCATGGGCTGTCAGGTACGGCGGCGTCTGTGGTAGGAGTAACAAAGATTCAGTTTGAAGCAACTAAGATGACCGGCACATCGGCGGCACCATAAGCCGTGAAAGGTTGTTGCAAATTATCTGGCGAGATATGCGCTGAGTTTAAGCCTCAATAAGTGAACGGGTGACAAAGGTTCTGCCAGATTTCCCTATCTGCCCAGCGCAGAAAAGGTTCCTTGAATCGTTTTGGCGGTTCATGCGGAGTTTTCGGCACTCCTTAAACACGTTTCTGCGATGTGGCCACGGAGCGCAGAGTAAACACGGGCGTGGCATTGGTGCATGAGGGCATGGTAGAATGCTTAAATGTGTGCAATCCTATCACGGGAATGGAGCCATGCACAGCCAAGAGACGTAAGCCGATGGATAAGTCGTGTCGAGTATATGGCAACTTTCATAGTGATAACCGCGCTGTGAAATGCGGGACGCCGGGCTTATATCGCAGTCCGTTATTCATTCTGCTTTGCGGCACCGTATCAAGCGAGTCGGGATAAAAATACGCCGGTAAATAACGCCATAAAAGTAGCTTGAATAAATCAACATTCAAAGCCGGTGGGTGGCACTACAGGCAGGCGAAAGGCCAGATGTTGATTAGCCCTGCACAGCCCTTGCAGA